TCCTAATCATAGGTCTTATCAGAAGTTATGTTCTTTTTATATTTGTAAAGACGTTTGATGTAAATAACTCTCCCTGCTCGCTTCCTCCCATTAGGAGTTTTTATAGGAACTTCCCATACTATCATCAATCGACCATTTTTTTCATATATCCATCTTTTATCCATAAAATCCTTCAAAGTAGGTTAGGGTTTTTATTTAATATCCCTTTGAGGCTTTCAAACTTAGCTGAGATTAGGTGATCTAAGTTTAACTTAACCTTTCCCCTTATTTTAATTATTTAAGCTAATTTTCTTTCGTTTTTTCCTCGTATTTTCTTTCTCTTTTTCTTATACAACTTATAGTATCTCTCAAAATTCCTTTTCTGAACTAAGTAAGGGAAGTTGTGTTTTATTGATAATACATGGAGTTGTTCTCCTAAGCCATAGTATCCTAAAAGTTTTACCACATTTCCTTTGCTCTCTCCGACGGTTTGAATATACTTTTTCCCTATTATTATTTCTGCTTTCTTCTCTGGTTTCGCAAAAGTAAAGATGCCTTTGTTTTTAAATTTCTCATTCTTAGTTTTTATCTTTCTTTTTTTCATCAATTATCTTGGTCTATGAAAGTTTATGTACTTTGGTAAGATCTCTGTAAAAGTGTAGTTGGAGCATAAGTGTCCTATACCAAAACCTTTTTGTCTATAATGCCATCTGAGTGCTGATATAAGAACACGAATAAAGTCATCTAAATTCGCTCCTTCTTTGTAATTCAAATAATCTAGTTTATTATTACCAATCATATATCTTATTAATCTTCTTCCTGCTAGTTCAAATTGATCCTTTTGTTTTGGTGAAAATCTAACTCTTTTTTCATCAAGCACAAGAAGCTTATATAGCTCTTGTAGTCGTTTTGTAGCTGTTCTATACCACTCTGGGTTTCCTCTACGAGCTAGATATTTTTTAAGCTTTTTTCTGTTATGTATGATCTTAAAATAGTAAGGGTCTTTATATACTATTTTCCTCTCATCTTTTAGATAAACAGCTTTGCCCCTTAGGAAGTCACTAATCGAAAATTTTCCTTCGATGATATTAGCATCAAGTAGTTTCTTAAAGATCTTTATGGATCGTTTGAGCTTCATCACTTTGAAAGATTGGTAATGTTCTCTAGTAGTATTTAATCTATATCTATCTATCCAGAAAAGCATTTTTAAAATTCTTTTGGAATCCATAGAATGTGTAACCATTTTTTTAGATTTTCTGCTTAATCTAATCCAGTAATCTACTATCTCTTCTGCTTCCTTAGAGGACTTTCTGAGGGAGTTTTCCAGTGACCTTTTCTGTGCAGAGATAAGATTCTTTTTTCTTTGTTTTCTTTCCATCTAAATCCTTTCCTAAAAATCCCGTAGATATCTAAGAAATAAACCATCCGACGTCCGTAGGACGTCTCTGGGAGAACCTTTTATATATATAAAATATATATAAGGGTTCTCACAGATTTTTATTTTTAAAAATTTAAAATAGAAATTTAAATTTAAAATTTCTTTTTTATTTTTTTTTTATATTATATATAATATAATATATATTTTTTTAATAATAATAATAATAATTCACTTTTAATAATTAGCCACGTTTTCTGCGGATCTTCTGTCTCAGGAACTTTTCAGAGAAAAGTTTTAGTTGTTTCTTTGCTAACATCTTGCCTTCCTTAATATCCTTTACTCTTTTTGTTCCTGCGAAGCCTGTTAAAAAACTATTTAGATAACAATCCTTCTTATCGTAGAAGATAGTAAAGAAATGTACTAATTTTAAAAATCCATATTCTGTGCTGGTTATTCTTTCTCCATATTTTCTGAAATACTCTTCATCTGCCTTCTTCCACTTTATAGAAACGAAACGAGGATGTTTCAAAGTAAGACTCCTTTTTATATTTTTATTCTTTTGATCTTTGAAGCTTTAGTCTTTTGAGGAACCACTACTTCTGGGTCTGGATGATTACTATATAGGTCTTTAAAAATAAAAAAGTTAATCAATTTGCTTGAATCGTCTTCTATAGCTTTTTAGTCCCTTTTTTTGAATATTTTAATAAAAATAATAGGTTCTAGCTCTATATTTATATTATATATTATTTTTCTTCAAGATTTTAAATTTTTTTTATAAGGAAATTTAGAAGCATCCCTATATATATTATATAATAATATATATATAAGGGAAGAAAGAAATTACTTATGAATGGAAGATTAAGCAAAAAAATAAGAAAACTAATCTACGGAGAGGAATATAGTTCTAGAGAAAGGAAATATCGTCTTCAAGAGCATAGGAACAGATCTGGAATTGTTGTTTCTAGAACTTTGAAGAATATAGGAAGAAGAAGAGATTATCAATTACTTAAGAAAAAGTATAAGGAACTATATGCAACTGACTGAAGAAGATAAAAGAATAATTCCTGTTTTTAGAAAAAGATGGGGTTGGCCGGAAGAAGAAATAACTGATGAGGAGTTAGTGTTAGTGGTTGGAGGTTCTTTGTCTTGGCAATCTCTTAAGTTAGAATTAGTCGTGGATGATTTTTGGGAAGCGTGTAGGGAGGTATCTGTGGGTTTCTTGAATTCTTTTAAAAAGTTAGGAAAGAAAATAAGATGCCTGAGATAGAATACATAAAAATCCCTGATTTAAAAGATGGCTACTTATACAGAATATCTGCTGGAAATGCTTCTTATGGTATCTGGCGAAAGGAGATGAAAGGATTCTTTATTTCTAGAACGAAATGGGGATTAAATTTTCTGGATAAAGAATTTCATTGGGATTTTGCTTTCTTTCCTACTGTTAGACCGCTAGAGGAAATAGAGAAAGCAGAAGTAGATTTTAAAGATGAAAAAACTATGCTGACTTATTTAAATAAGTTTGAGGATAAATTGCAAGAAAAAATAAATTGAGTAAGGGTAGAATAAAAAAAATGCAGAAGAATAGTAGAGCAGAAAAAGTAGGAAAACTAATGGGTAGAGCTTTAATGGAGATGGTTAATCTTTTTTATTAGGAGAATACTGCAAAGAATTTTTTAGTTGGTCTTTATAGGTAACTTTTAAAAGAGATAAAGAAGCGTGGAATAGATGCCTAAAAAAAAGAAAAAACAAAAGATAATAGTAGAAAAGAATAAAGGAGGAAGACCTACTAAGTATAGAAAGAGATTCATTAAACAGGCATATGAGGCATGTGCAGATTTGGGAGCAAGAGAAGAGGATCTTGCAAAACTGTTTAGTATAAAGATACCTAATTTACGAGGATGGAGAAGAAAGCATCCTGAGTTTCATAAAGCTATAATACAAGGTAAGGATCTGTATGATACAGAGAATGTAGAAAAAACATTGTTAGCAAGGGCAGTAGGATTCTATTATGATGAAGTTACTACTAAAGATATTAAGTTGAAAGGAAAAAATAGGAATGGTAATGTAATATATGTTCCTGCTATTCAAACCACTACTACGAGAAAGTTTATTCCTGGAGATGTTAGAGCAATCTATTTCTGGTTACAGAATAGAAATCGTATTAGGTGGCGTAATGTTAAGTATGTAGATGTTAATGTAGACGAGAAGAAAGAAGTAACAAAGAAGATCTTAAAAGTATTAGCACATATACCAAAAGGTCAACTGGAAGAAATACAAGAAAGATATAAACAGATACTTCCAGTTAAAACTAAACAGATAGAAGAGAAGAGTGGTGGAACCTAAGCCTACAGATAAATATAAATACATGAACCACATCTTCGATTTTTTGTAGTTACATAAAAGCATAAATATAAATTAGATAATAACCAAAAGATTAGAGAACTGCTGATTATGGATAAACAAGAAATGAGAATGAGTAAGATACAGAGAACTCCTAGTTCTATAAATCTTAAACTATAAATAACCAGATCTTGCCTTTTCGGCGGTTCTCTATAATTATGGAACATGAATAAAAAGAATTATACATATAAGAATAAATATTTTAGGTGTGATTACTGTCAAAAAGTAACAATAAGGAATGCTAATAAACAGAAAGTATGTAAAAGGAAAAGATGTCAAGAATTGATGGAAGAGGATAAGTGGGAGAGGATAAATGAACTTAAACGAATAGGTAAAAGTAAGGTTGAAAAGAGAAAGGAAAAGACAATAAAGGAGGGAGGGATTCCTTGTCTTCGATGTGGGAGGAATGCTCGTCCTAATCGTTTTTATTGTCCTACTTGTCATAGGATAGTATCATATCTTAATAGGTTTATACCGGAAGAAGCAGTTTAGAGAGGAAAAGATGGAAAAGATAAATAGAAGAAGTTTTTTAAAGTTATTAGGAACAGGAACTGTTGGAACTGTTGTTAGTATTCCTTTAGTAGAGGCAATAGTAAAGATAAATGCTTCTAAAGGAAAAGCATTACCTGTGGGATCTTTAGAGAAGGAAATTACTTTTGAAGCAGTTTGGAATCCCAAACCTGGGTTACCTATTTTAAAGAGAAAAGTTAATAGGAAGTATATAAATATAGGAAAAATAGATTCTCTTAATATGGTACGAGAAAGGTTTATTAACGATGTTACTTCTTTAGAAGATGAATATAGAAGATTTGAGGTTTCTTCTTTAGAGTCAGGTAGCGTGTCTATACAATTAGAACCAATTTCTATACCAAGATACTGGACTAAGACTTATAATGATTATAATGAATCTTGGGAAATTTTGAAGAAGGATTTTGAATCTCTTTCTAAATCAACTTATCAAATTGAGATGAAAGATTCCAAAATAACATTTGAAGCTTATGTAACTACTATGCAATTATCTAATGAAGTTAATAAAAGAGGGATTGAAATGAGGATAGATGGTGATGTTACATTGGAATTGGTATAAATAACAATGATATGAGTAGACCAAGACAAAAAATAATAACTCCATATAATCAAGAGCAATTTTTATCAGAATTATTCTTAATAGATCAGGCTCTTGCTGAAAGGAGTTTGGAACATTACATAAAACAAGCTTGGGAGATAGTAGAGCCTAAGAATCCCTTAATCTGGAATTGGCATTTAACGGCTATATGTGAGCATTTAGAAGCAGTAACAAGAGGAGAGATTCATTACCTTATTATAAATATTCCTCCTAGACATACTAAACTAATTAAGGATAATCAGCCCATATTGACTCCTAGGGGATGGCGCAAACACGGTGATTTAAAAGTAGGGGATTATGTTTTTGGATCAGATGGTAAACCAACTAGAATAATAGAGATTAGTGGTAAAGGGATTGCTGATTATGAAGTGGAATTTTATAATGGAGAAATGATTAAATGTAATGGGGAGCATCTTTGGACTGTTTATGATAGATCATCTAGGAAATGGATTACACGGGAAACAAAAAGTTTATTATCTTCTAGATTTAAAAGTGGAAATACTAGAGCAAGATTTCAGTTGCCTTTATCAGTACAATGTAAATTTAAAAAAAAGAAACAGCCCCTTGATCCCTATTTCTTGGGATTATGGTTGGGAGATGGTTCTTATAAAGCTCCTAGAATTACTCATAATAGTAAAGTAATAAAACCAATTTTGAAAAAGTTAAAAAAGAGAGGGATTAAGCCTTCTAATATTTTAGATAATAAACAAGGATTTAGTAAGAATTCCAATTCCAAACATTATTATTTTTCTTATCAAGGTGTTTTGGAAGAGTTAAGAAAATTAAATCTTATAAAAAATAAACATATTCCTAAGATTTATAAATATGCTTCTATAAGACAAAGAAAGGAAATACTTGCCGGTTTAATTGATACTGATGGTTGTTGTGATGGTTATAGAATAAGAATAGGAACAATTCATAAAAGATTAGCCAAAGATATTTATGATATTGCTTTATCTTTAGGTTATAGACCATATATTATGATTAATGATAATCCTCCTAATACGGATAATATTTATTATTCAATAGGATTTAATGTAACTTCAAAATTACCTATAGTTAAAAAATATAAAAGACCCGTGGGTTTTCCTGTAGTTAGAAGAATTGGGATAAAAGAAGTAAGAATAGCAAAAAGACCAGAAGTAGGGCATTGTATAATAATAGAAAATAAAGATGGTCTATATCATGTGGGGAAAAAGAATATATTAACTCATAATTCATTAACAGCATCTGTGTTTTGGCCTACTTGGGAATGGGGGCCAAAGGATTATCCCCATAGAAGACATATCTGGAGTAGTTATGCACAAAGTCTTTCGACAAGGGATTCTTTAAAAAGTAGGAGACTTATTCAATCTGCTTGGTATCAAGAAAGATGGGGGGATAGGTTTAAGATTACTTCTGATCAAAACCAGAAAATGCGATTTGATAATAGTAAAGGAGGATATAGAGTAGCTACATCTGTAGAAGGAATTGGTACCGGTGAAGGAGGAGATGTACTTGGTTCGGATGATCCACATAATGTTAATAAAGTAGAATCAGATGTTCAAAGAGAGAACGTAGTAACTTGGTGGGATGAGACGATGTCCACTAGATTAGATAATGAAAAAACAGGGGCTTATGTAATAATTATGCAAAGGTCTCACCACAATGATCTTACAGGACATTTAATAGAGAAGCATAAAGGAGGAGAGATAAGGAATCTAGTTACATTAATTCTTCCTGCAAGATATGAGAAAGAAAGGGATTTGCATTTACAGACAAAAACTCCTTTATCTTTTAAAGATCCCAGAACTAAGGAGGGGCAGGTATTAGATAAAGGGAGATATCCGGATGAAGTATTAAAAGATTTAGAAAGTAGAATGACTGAATATGCAAGAGCAGGACAATTACAGCAGAGACCTAATCCTAGGGGTGGAGGAATGTTTAAAGTGGAGAATTTTAAAATTATTTCTCAATCACCTCCTAAACGATTTATTTTAAAGTCCGTGAGATATTGGGATAAAGCAGCGACGGAGGGAGGAGGATCTTTAACAGCCGGAGTATTAATGTACCAGATGAGAAAGGATTGGGTAGGGCCTAAATTTATCATAGAGGATGTAGTATCTGGTCAGTGGTCAGCAGGTGTCAGGAACGAAAGAATTAAACAAACTGCTGCATTAGATGGAGTAAGTGTTTATGTTTATACTGAGCAGGAACCGGGATCTGGAGGAAAAGAATCAGCAGAAGGAACAGTAAAAGATTTAGCTGGGTTTAGAGTTGAGGCTGATAGGGTTACTGGAAGTAAAGAGATTAGAGCAGAGAATTATGCCTCTCAAGTAGAAGTACAGAATGTAGCACTGGTAAGAGGAGATTGGAATAAAGAGTTCTTAGATCAGCATGAATTCTTTCCAACTGGAAGCAGGAAGAAAGATATGGTTGATGCAAGTTCGGGAAGTTTTAATAAGTTAAACTTTGGAATACAGAAAAGGGCAGGAGTATGGGGGAGGTAATAGATTTAGAATATAAACGATTATTGAGGGATATAGCTGATATGAAAGAAGCTATAAGAGATCCTGGGAATGATAATTTTCATGTACATGCATACAGATGCAATTTTAATGGGGATTTGGAATGTGATTGTGGACATATTTTAGGAGAAGAAAGATGGTAAATAGGAAATGGAAGAAAATAAATAAGTTAGCATTGTTTGAAAAACTCTGGAGAAGTAAAGTTCCTTTCCTGGAAAAGGTTATGAAAGGATTAAAGAAGACACAAGTTAAGAAAAAGAAATTAATAGAAAGTATTCTTAGTAAATCAGTAGTAGAGAAGAAGTAAAATAGAAAAAAGAACATTCCGAATAAAACAATATTATGAAGCACCTGTTTGTGAATGTGGGGGAGTTTTTGTAGAATCTATTTCTAATCGTGTCTTTGATACGTATCCTCCGCAGAAGGAATATAAATGTAATAAGTGTGGAAAGGGCAAGATGTTACGGGAGCCAGATTGGCCTAGAGTAAAAACAGAAATATTGGGATTAGAAGGAGGATAAAAGAAAATGATAATACTTGGGATAATTTTTTTGATTTTCTTCGTTCTTATGGGAATAGGGATATCTGGCAATCTAATACAGGTATATAAGAATTTAGAAAGAATGAATTTAATCCTAACCGCTATTAATGTACAGTTAACAAAGATAAGTAATCTGGTAAGGAAAATTAAAATGGGTTTAGATGGGAAGGAGATTAAGGATGTCTTATCATGATCGGAGTGAATTAAGATGGGTGCTTATGGGAATAATTATAGGATTTATTTGTGGGGGAGGATTAGGTATTTACTTGAAAAGTTTTTGGAGTTTCTTAGGATTGTCAGCACTAGGTATAGTAATAGGATGTATTATACCTCTTAAGATTTTAGATTTTCTGGATAAGCATGGTTGGTAAAGGAAGGAATCTCTTGCAGAGTTTTTTTGGTGCTGAGAATATTTATCTGTGAGGGGAAAATTCTTATATCCTTTGAGGGAGGGTATGAGAAACTTGTACTTAAGGCCCAAGTGCAAGAAAAGACGGTTCCTGATCGTTAGGGAGTCCCGGGAATTTGTTATATTTCCTTCCTTGTGGGAAGGATAATAAGGTGGCAATGAGTTTGTCCAGGGGCTTGTTGCTACCTTCCTTCTCATTTATTAAAGATTTAGGAACTCCATATAAATACAGTTGCATGTTTAATGGAGTATATAATTAATTTAAGGAGGGGATTATGGATGAAGGTGATATTAGGTTATATAGTTCTAATATATCTAATATAATTGATATCTCTTCATATACATCAACCAATATAGTAGTTTTCTGTAGTGATGATGGCGAGGAAGTAGGTAAATTAAATTGGAGTACGGGGGAACTTAAATTCTCAGGAAATGCTGATGAATCAGCAAAATTATTCTTTAATTTTCTGAAGAATTATATTAATGAGTACATTAGATTAAAGTATAATAATAGTCTTCCCACTTAGGAGGCGTACTTAATTAAATGGTTTTTCGTATAGAAGGCAGATTAAGAGGAGGAATGGATTTCGTTGCTGGAATAGTAGTAAGGGATAATGTAGTAAGGAGGACAGCACCTATTGTAAAATGTATGAAAGGATGGAAATTATCTACAGTAATTAATCATTGCAATAGGAAGAAATGGAAATTGAGAAAATTAGGAGGATAGGATATGGAAGTGAATTCGGTTGATAATAAGGTGCTAAAGGAATCTTATTTTGTTCTTGTGGATATAAGGAATATTTTAGTGGAAATACTTAAGCAACTGACACCTGAGGAAGAAGTGAAGCTTGAGATTGTGGAAAGAGAAATTACAAAATCGGATTTTATAACTGGTAAAATAGTCATAGATGTTTTAAGTAAATCTCAAGAGTGGTTGCAATTAAGAGAATGGAGTGCTTTGGTTTCTTTAGCGAGAGGAGGCTCACAGATATTTAAAGGGGCTCGCTATAGTAATGAATTTATTACAAGTGAATTTTTATATATAATTGGAATTGATTATTTGGAAGAAGAAGAAAAAGTAGTTTTTCATGGGCAAGTAATGGAAGAGCAAGCTTTGAAGGAGAGGATAAAGATAGAAGGTTTATATTCATAATGAATACTCAGTATGATATAATTTTGACCTGTCCTATTTGTGATAGGGAATTTCCCTACAATGGAGTCTGTCCTGAGTGTGGTAGGGATAGGGAAGGATATACTGCTGAGGAAAGGATGAAGAGGAGACCTAAAAGAGAGATACATAATAAACATTTACTGGATATAAAAAAATACTTGGAGAAAAAGGAAAGAAAGCTGAAGAGAAAGAAAAAGAAAATAGATCGAGATCCGATGCCTGGAAGAATAAAAAGTAGAGTAATTTTTTCAAGGGATATATTCAGGGATGGAACAACATAGTGAAATTAATCCAGGTTATACAGCGAAGGTCAGTAGTAAGAAGTTAGATATAGATGTTGGCCCTATTATTCGCTGTCCTAGATGCAAGAAACCTTTGATGGAAGGATTTATATTAACTATAGTAATGAGGTGTAAGCATTGTGGTAAGTGGGTTTTTCTAAAAAGAATTTAAGTTTAGTATATTCACTGCTCGCCAGTATTAATATAAACTAGCGGTTTTCACAACCCAGTTAGTCTTAGGAATTTTCCTGAGATTGATTGGGTTTTTTATTTTCTGATAAAAGGATTTCTTTATGATTAAAAAG